AATAACAGTGGGCAGCCCTCAACTGTAGTTGACAATTCGCTGATGGTAGTACTAGCAATGCATTATGCTTTCGTGCAGGAAAAGATAGAATTTGATTGTGTTGACAACCATTGTATCTTCTTTGTGAATGGCGATGACTTACTAATAGCAGTGAATCCCGATAGTGAATTTCTGTTGGATTCAATGAGTAAGCATTTCACTGACTTAGGCTTAAACTATGATTTTTCAAGCAGAACAAGGAATAAAGAAGATTTGTGGTTCATGTCGCACAGAGGCATTCAAGTTGATGGAAAGTACATACCAAAGCTCGAGGAGGAGCGGGTTGTGTCAATCCTGCAATGGGATAGGTCTACACTACCCGAACATAGACTTGAAGCCATATGCGCAGCACTGATTGAGTCATGGGGTTATCCCGAACTAACGCATCAAATCAGCCGATTTTATGCTTGGTTATTGCACCAACACCCTTTTGATGAAATTGCGCAGGATGGGAGAGCCCCATACATCTCAGAGTTGGCTACAAGGCGATTGTATTTGAGTGATGCTGTAGATGAGTCGGAACTAAAAGCCTTCTTAAAATTGTTTGTCCAACTCGATGAAGATTTTGAGCTTGAGTATTACGAAGTGTATCATCAAGCAAAGGACACAATTGACGGAGGTGGAAGCAACACAACAGATGCTTCACCAGACATCCAGCCAAAGGCGAATGTGGAAAAGGATAAGGAAGTTAAGCCAGGCATCACTGGGACACATAATGAGCCGAAAATCAAGGCTGGCTCGTCCAAATCAAGAAAGCCCACAAATAATGGAGCATCAGTGCTCAACACAGAACCTTTGATCGAATCTATTCCACAAAAGATTGAGGTTGCAAATACACGAACAACTCAATCACAAATTGGCACTTGGTATGAGGCACATCGGATCGCGTACGAGCCGGGACAAGTTGAGAGGTCAACTGTGATCAATGGACTAGTGGTTTGGTGTATTGAGAATGGAACTTCCCCAAATATAAACGGAGTTTGGATTATGATGGATGGCAATGAACAGGTTGAGTATCCACTAAAACCAGTTGTTGAAAATGCGAAGCCAACGCTACGACAAATAATGGCACATTTCTCTGATGTTGCAGAAGCATATATTACGATGAGAAATGAAAAGGAACCATACATGCCACGGTATGGTCTAGTGCGCAACTTGCGCGACATGAGTCTGGCACGCTATGCTTTCGACTTCTACGAGGTGACTTCACGCACACCAACTAGAGCTCGAGAAGCACACATTCAAATGAAAGCAGCAGCACTGAAGTCTGCTCAAACAAGGATGTTTGGACTCGATGGTGGCATCAGTACACAAGAAGAAAACACAGAGAGGCACACTACTGAAGATGTAAGCCCCAACATGCATTCTTTTCTTGGGGTGCGTAATACTTAAACGCATGTGTCTACTGGGCTGAAATATGATTTAAATATAGTATGCAATATTTATTTCTGGTTTTTCTGTACTACTTTATGTTTAGCTAAAGTTTACTTAAGGTGATGTGCAGATTCCGTCTACACAGTGACTTAAGTAGACTTCAGGCATTCATTGAGGTGACGTTACGATTCTGTCATAACGGTGACTTTCTGAGTGTTTTTCAAAGCTTATAATAAAAGTTCGCCATTCCATTTTCGTCGGTGACGTTATGATTCTGTCATAACGGTGACGTTAGATCTTGAGTGGGAGAC